GCCACCGGGATCACCGGGGCGGCCTTCGCGGCTGCGATCGGGGTGGACCCGTCCGCAGTGTCGCACTACTTGGCCGGGCGTCGCAAGCCCGACCTCTCGACGGCGGCCAGGATCGAGCGCCAGACCTGCGGGACCATCCCCGCATCGACGTGGGTGGACGAGGGGAGGCCGTGATGGAGAAGCCCCCCCTCTTCGTCGAACTCTGCGCCGGCTCCGCCGCCGTGACGCTGCGGCTGATCGGTGGGCCACGGTGCCTGCCCCCGGCGTCGTACATCGGAAGCAAACGATTCTACTCCGATGCGATCCTGGCGGTGCTTGGTCTGCGTGCGGGTCAAGGCGCGGGGTCGGTCATTCTTGTCGAGGCTGGGCCGTGGGCGAAGGTCTGGCGGATGCTCATGTCGCCAGGCGGATGCGAAGCCGTCGCTGGGATGCTGCGGACGCTGGAAGGCGAGGACCCCAGGGCTGTGTGGGACGGGCTACAGGCCGAGATAGCGGTCGATGAGTGGATGCCGCCGGCTGTCGCTGCGTGGCTCATGCTCGGCGCATGGAGCTTCCGCGAGGGAATCCCAAGCTCCGGCTTCGCCAGGTCGAAGGCGTACGACGCTCCATGGGTTGCTTCTACTGGAGAGGTCGGAATGAGGCGCGTTCCGACACCGGGGAAGCTGGCCGATGCTGTCCTTGCCCTGGCCTCGGTTCAGTGGCCGTACACGGTGGTCTGCATGGAAGACGCCGCTGGACTGAAGCCGGCGCAGCTCCCGCCAGGCGTCGTGATGTTCATGGACCCGCCCTACCAGGGCTGTACTGGCTACGGCGCCGACCTGCCCCGGGCCTCGGTCCTCGAGGTCGCCCGCCGCTGGTCCGACGCCGGCGCCACCGTATGCGTGTCCGAGGCCGAGCCGCTGCCACTGGACGGCTGGCACCACGTCGAGATCACGGACTGCCGGCGGGTGCAGAAGCGCACCTTCTCCAAGCAGAAGCGGGAATGGCTCACGCTGAATCGCCGCCCGGCGTGGCGGCCGGAGAAGCAGGGCGACCTCTTCGGGAGATGCGAGGTGCAACCGTGACCATGCTGGACCACGCGCTCGAGTACATCGCCCGGGGCTGGGCCGTCTTCCCCGTCCACAGCATCCGTGACGGGCACTGCTCCTGCCGCTCCCACGCCACCTGCTCCCGCCCCGGGAAGCACCCCCGCAACCGCAACGGGCGCACCGGAGCCACCCTCGACTTCGCCACCGCCCGCCGTTGGTGGGCCGCCTGGCCCGACGCCAACATCGGCATCGCCACGGGCAAGGAGTCCGGCCTCATCGTCGTCGACATCGACGACGCCGACGCCCTCGACGAGGCCGACCTCCCCGAGACCGTCGAGAGCCTCACCGGCGGCGGTGGGCGACACCTGCTCTACGCCTACCCCGGCGACGGGTTCCACTACAACACCGACACGAAGATCATGGGCGTGGGGGTCGACAGCCGAGCCGACGGCGGCTACATCGTCGCCCCCCCGTCCACCCACATCTCCGGACGCAGCTACCAGTGGGAGGCGTCCGGCTACCCCGACGGGCTCGAGCTTGCCCAGGCCCCCGAGTGGTGGCTGGACTTGATCCGGCGAGAGCCCCACGCAAGCACCGCCGAGGCCCCCGCATGGACCCCCGACGGCGAGCTGCCAGAGAACCTGCGGGACATGCTCGCCGCCATCCCCGCCGACGCCTACGATGTCTGGCGGGACGTGGGCCTCGCCCTCAATCACGCCGACCCGGTCCACGGCCTCGCCTGGTGGGACTGGTGGAGCTCCACGAGCCCCAAGTACAACCCGCAGGCGGTGCGTCAGCAGTGGCGCGCCATGACCCGCAAGGGCCACCACTGCGCCAACCCGCTCACGATCAACAGCATCCTGCGGATCGCTGAGAGCTACGGCTACACCGACCCCGCCGTGGAGCACGGGGGCGAGGTGGCCGACGTCTTCCTCGAGAGCTATCAGCGCCAGGTGGCCGAGGCCCTCCGCACCGCCCCGACCACTACCGAGGTCGACCAGCCCGTCGACCTCGTGCCCTCCCGGGGGCTCCTGTCCGAGATCGTGGACTTCATCCTGGCCACGAGCATCCGCCCACAGCCCGAGCTGGCCGTGGCCGCGGCCGTCTCCTACCTCGGAGCCCTGGCCGGTCGCAAGTACGAGACCACGAGCCAGCTCCGCACGAACGTCTACCTCGTTGGTGTCGCAGAGTCAGGTGCGGGCAAGGACCACGCCCGCAAGTGCATCCAGAAGCTCGCCCACGCCAGCGGCACCACGGGCTTCCTCGGTGGGGAGCGCATCGCCTCGGGCCCCGGGCTGATCTCGGCCCTCCAGCGCAACCCGTCCCAGCTCTTCCTGCTCGACGAGTTCGGCATGATGCTCCACGCCATGACCGGCGCCAAGGCGGACGCTCACAAGCGGGACCTCATGGCCACGCTCATGAGCCTCTACAGCTCCGCCAGCGTGGTCTACCGGGGGACCGAGTACGCCGACCAGACCAAGCGGGAGCGCCCCGAGATCGTCCAGCCCAACGTTTGCCTCTACGGCACCACGACCCCCGACCAGCTCTACTCCGCCCTGACCTCCATGCAGGGACTCGACGGCTCGCTCGCCCGCATGGTCATCGTGCATGCAGCGTGCGCCAGGCCGCCCAGGCAGCGCCCAGAGATCGGAGGGCCCCCCGCTGCCCTCGTGGAGCGACTCCGGGCTCTGGCGGCCCCACAGGAGCCCAGGGAGGGCAACTTGGTCGGGCTCGGAGGCGCCACCGTCGACACCTGCCACCCGCTCCAGGTACCCATCGACGACGACGCCTACGAGGCCTGGGAGGATCTCGACGACGCCAGCTACGAGCTGGCCCAGGATCACCAGGGGCGCGCCATCTACGCCCGCACCGCGGAGAACGCCTGGAAGCTGGCCCTGATCTACGCCGTGAGCGTGGACTCCGACCGCCCCCGCATCGACGCCGAAGCCTTCGCCTGGGGCCGGGAGTTCGCCCTCTGGACCAGCAACCGGCTGGTCAAGGAGGTGGTCCAGCGGGTAAGCGACAACGAGATCGAGGCCGCACACAAGCGGGTCCTCGCCACGATCCGCAGCGCCGGCCCCGAGGGGATCACGCGCAACGAGCTCACCCGCCGGTCCACCTTCCTCCGGCGCAAGGAACTCGACGACGTGCTCGCCATGCTGCTCCAGGGGGCCATGGTCAGCGAGGGCAAGGTGAAGGGCGCCGGAAGGCCCACCACCGTCTACCGTTGCGAGGGCTCTTGACTCGGGCGAAGGTTCGGGGTAGGGTGTCCGGCATGAGCGACTGCCGCCAGCTTCAAGCCCTCCTGAGTGATCGCAGGGGCTTTTCCCTTATCGCAGGGGCTTATCGCAGGCCCGGCGACGAGGCGATTCTCTAGCGATTCCGCCGTTTGAGATCCACCATACACCTTATCGCGTTATCGCGTACCCACACCCGCGCCTCGCGCACGGAGTAGAGTAGTATATACCCCCCCCCCTCCCCCCCTCTCTAACTGTTATAAGTAGAATCACCAATGATTCCGGGTACTTACGGAAATACCATACATCAAGGGCCGGTCGCGATAAGGTGCGGTAAGTTGCCTTGCGACTTCTCAAACCCCGGAATCACTCAGGAATCGGGACTTTCGGTGGATCTGCCCGCATCCCTGGCGCCTTCTGCTTGACCTCCTGCCCTGGTCGGCTATTCATGTTCCTTGTGCTAGAGACCAGAAAAGGAGAAGAGAGAATGAAGCATGCGAATCCCGAGATGCGCAAGGGAAACATGATCGGAGTGACTTTCACCAAGGAGCAGGCCGAGCGGGTGGCGGCAGAGAGGATCAGGCGAGCGGAACTCGCAGGCGTTGAGGTCTCCAAGGCCATGCTGCTCCGTCGGCTCATCGAAGAGCGCCTCGACGCCATCGACGCAGAGCTGGCCGGCAACCAGCAGTGACCATCACCATCATCGGCGCCGACCCCGGCCTGGCCAACTTCGGCATCGCAGCCGTCGACCTCACCATCGACGACGACAAGGCCGCACTCTTCGTCACCGACTGGCGGGTCATCTCCACCGCCAAGAGCTCCAAGAAGCAGGCCGTCTTCGCCAGCGACGACACCCTGCGCAGGGCCCAGGAGATCGGGGACGCCATCGCCCCCTGGCTCGCCAACCGCTCCGTGATGGCCATCTGCTGCGAGGCCTTCTCTGCCCCACGCAACGCCAGCGCAGCGGCCAAGATCGCCATGGCCTTCGGGGTCCTCGCTGAGGCCGCACGGGCCCGGGGCATCCCCGTCATCTACGCCAGCCCGCAGGCCATCAAGCTGGCCGTCTGTGGCCAGAAGTCCGCCAGCAAGGACGAGGTTATCGCAGCCGTCAAGCGGGCCTACGGCGCCAAGTTCCTCCCCGACTGGCCACGGGCCACTGGCAAGCACGAGCACGTTGCAGACGCCGCTGCGGCCGTCCTGGCCTGCTATGGCTCCCCTGCAGTCCAAGGCATCATCCGCTGGGCGCAGGCCGCTCACAGTGACGCTCAGGAGGTCTGAAGCCATGGAGCGAGAGGGATACTGCTGCGAGGCCTGCGGGGCGTTCTCCGGCGCCTGGAAGACAAGGATGGGGATCATCGAGGCATGGGTCACCTGCCCGATTTGCCTCGCGCCTATCCTCGTGGAGGCCGAGGACGACGAGGACCTGCAATACTGCCGTCACCTGCCGCGGCCGAAGGACGGGGAGGGCTGGAGCACCGCACGCGGCAGGCTCACCTGGCGCGACATGGTCAGGGTCTACGAGAGGATCTGGGCCGCTGGGCAGCACGGGACCACCAGCGCCATGCTGGCCGAAGACTTGGGCTACTCGAGCGGAAGCGATCGCAGACTGGACCGTGCGCTCCAACTCCTGCGGCAGGCCGGGTTCCTGTCGCTCTTCGGGCGCTCCTGGTCGGTCAGGAGGGAGGGGGAATGATGAAGCTCAATCTCGACACCGCCGCCGACAAGATCGAGGCCATGGTCGCCGCCTCGGCCGACGCTGACCCGCCGATTTCCGAGGAGACCGCCGAGGCCACCAGGGACTTCCTGCTCGAGCTCTCCGAGACGGCCGTCTCCGCTGGCGTGGCCCTGGACCATCCCCACCTCGCCCGCTGCTGCGACGGGGCGATCTCGGTCTACTGGGACCGCCTCGACAACGACGACCCAGACCGCCCCTGGGTCGAGGTCTCCGTGGGCGACAAGGAGCACGAGATCCGCAACACGGCGGTGGGCGTCAACGGCATCATCGTCGTCAGGACCGTGGACGGCTGGGCCAAGGCGATCGATGCAGTGCTCGAGTGCGCTCGGGCGATGGGAGGGGAGCGATGACCGGGTGGACGATCGTGGTCAGGGGGGATCTTCCTGCCGGGCTGGAGGCTGCGATGCAGTCGAACCAGCGGCTCTACGAGGCGGCGCTGGCCGAACTGGAGGCCGAGAGGAAGGCCCATGAGGCGGACAAGGCCGTGTTGGCCGCTGTGTGTCGGGAACGAGACAGCGAAAACGCAGCCATGCGCGACATCCTGGAACAGGCCCTCGGGGTCCCACGCTACCAGTACAGGTTCAAGCTCTCGGAGCTGGCCAGGATGCTGGCGGACTCCGATGAGGTGGCCAGGGCCGAGCGTGACGATCTCCGGCGCCAGGTCAACGACCTGGAAAGCGAGCACGGAGTAGCCTGCGCTTTCCTTCAGAAGGAATACGAAGGCTTCCGCGAGCGCATCGCTTCTGCTCTCTGGGGCAGTTGGGACAAGAAAAGCCGTGGAAACCTTGCCATGGTGAACGAGACCAAGCAAGCGGTACTGGATCTGAGGTTCCTGCGGGAAAGCAACACCGCCGCAAACGCCAGGCTGTCCAAGGTGGGCGAAGCGCTGGAGCAGGCCTTGGGGCTGGACCCCGCCGAGCCGCACGAGCTGGACGCCATGGTGGGCGAGCTGATCGAGGGCTACAAGGCCAGGGGCGAAATGCTCGACGAACTGAGAGTGGCGCTGCGGGCCTCCAAAGACGAATCCGACGCCATGAAGCGGGAGATCCTCGACCTCGTGAACTCGCTGCCAACCGAGGCCTTCTAGCCCAAGGAGACACGATGATCGAAGGCAACTTCAACGAACACGGCCTCAACGTGGCCATCCGCTACGGCGGCAAGACCTGCGAAGAGTCCAGCATGGCGATCGTGGATGGAGAGGTCAGGTTCACCATCGCCCCAGGCCTGGAGGCCGCCGAGGAGTCGATGAACCTCATCGAACTCGCCATGAAGCTCATCGACAAGAGTGGGGCAGCACCCGAAGCTGCCGCCTCGTTCCTCATGATCGTCCTGGGCAAGGCCGGGATGCTGAGCGGCGTTGACCCCGCCGAGATCGTGGTGGACGAGGACGACGACGAGGACGAAGAGGACTAGTACGACGCCGACATCTTCGGCCCCTAGCCCCGCCTCGTGTCCGCTCGCGCACGCGATCCGCGCCCTTGCGCGTCCAGCCGTGAGCTTGTATCCTGTCACAAGCCAGGAGGTCTGCCAGTGCCCACCGCCGAACTCGCCTACCTCGTCATGCCCCTCGCCGTCCAGGGACGGGGGAAGAACCTCATGCGAGCCGGCGAGCTGTCCGCGGCAAGCCAGCGCCTCATCGGCCTCATCCTCGTCTACCCCTTCCTCCGTGGCCACGGAGCCGCCCCCAGTCAGCTCCTGTCCAGCGCAGAGGACCTGCTCCCCCGCCCCGATCTCTCCTGCGCCCTGGTCTGCGAGAGCGACCTACAGCCCGCCGAGGGGCCCCAGGATCCCACCGTGGCCGAGCAGCTCGCCATCTGCCGCCGCGTGGGGGTCGAGGTCATCGAGATCGGCGAGGACCAAGAGGCCAAGATGCGGGCCCTCGGGGCGAGCATCCTCGCCAAGTCCGGCGACGCCCCCGTGGCCCCCGACGGCCACGAGATCACCACCGCCCGGGGCGTCATCCACGCCGCCTTCTCCACCGCCGCCGAGCTCCTCGACGCCAAGGCCCTCCCCCTCACCCCGCGGGTCTCGAACTCGACCAACGCCCACGGGGTCAAGAGCCGGCAGCTCGAGGGGGGCCTCCTGCTCGCCAAGGCGTGGGCCGTCCTACGCCTGGCCATGGAGTCCGAGGCGTGGCGCCCCGAGTGGGTCTACCTGCTCCGGCGCTCCGTGGTGGACGGCGTCCCGCTGCTCCAGTGCGCCCGGGAGCTCGACCGGGACGGGACCGACGAAGCTGCCCGCAAGTGGGCCGAGCGGTCCCGGTCTTCGGCCATGGCCGCCGTTGGGGCTGCGCTGCGAAGGCAGAGTCAGGAGGTCCAAGCGTGAAGAAGCTCAGCACCCTGGCGGATCTCGAGTCCGCACCCTACAACCCCCGCCGCATCGAAGAGAAGGCCCTCGCAGGGCTCGGCTACTCCATGGCCGAGTTCGGGGACCTGTCCGGCGTGGTCTTCAACGAGCGCACCGGCCACCTCGTGGCGGGGCACCAGCGCGTCAAGAGCATGCGCGCCAAGTACGGCAACCTGGAGATCGTGGACGGCCAGATCCGCACCCCCGAGGGCCACGCCTTCGCCGTGCGCGTGGTCGACTGGCCGGTGAAGAAGGAGAAGGCCGCCAACGTGGCCGCCAACAACAAGGCGATCTCCGGCGTCTTCACTCAGGACCTCGACGAGCTGCTCCTCGAGCTCAAGGCCGACAACCCGGAAGACTTCGACGGTGCCCTGCTCGGGGATGCCCTCATGTGGGAGGTGGACGCCGACGAACTCGCAGAGGTCATCAACGAGGAGGACAGCGAGAAGTCGACGGACATGAACTGGCAGGACGGGTCCCCGGTCGCGTCCAAGCGGCCGGCGATGGTCACCGCGTTCTTCAACGTCGGTGAGGCAGAAGAGGCAGAGAAGGCCATCCGGCGAGCCATGGACGCCGGGGCAGCGACGCGGCACACGGCCCTGCTCCAGATCTTCAGGTCCTACCAGTGAGAGAGAAGAGGCACAACAGCTCGTTCGCCTTGAAGTCGAGGGTGAGGCGCAAGATCGCCTCGGGCCTTCCCGCTGGAGCCCAGATCATGGAGGGGTTTGCAGGACCTGGCAGGCTCTGGCGGTCCTGCTGGCTTGGCTTCCGCGGCCTCACCATCGACCTCGACCTGGACAAGGCGACCAAGGCGGCCGAAGAGCGCCCCGGGTGGACCGTCTACTGCGGCGACACGCTGAAGTGTCTCGCAGAGGGGATTGGGGCAAGCACGCGGTTCGACGTGGTAGACCTCGACTGCTTCGGGTCGCCGTGGTCGTTCCTCGAGGCGTGGATGAAGTCCAAGCGGCTCAGGGCGCCGGAGACCTACATCGTGCTGACCGACGGCTACATGAGCCGGCGCAGCCTGTCATCGCCGTGCAAGGCGCTCTTCCCGGACGTGGAGAAGGGACAGAGGGTCAGCACCACCGTTGACCTCTACCTGTCGACGGCGCAGGACCGCATCGACGAGTGGGCGTCGAACGCTGGGCTGGAGGCCCTCTGGGTGTCGTCGGATGGAGGCGTGAAGGGGGGCACCATGGCGACCCACGTCATCAAGGTCAGAACAGCCGGCGCATGATCTCCGGGGTCTGCTTCCAGAGCTGGCCGTCCAGGGTGGCCAGCTCGCCGCCACGCTTCTTGACCTCGTCGGTTCCTCTCCCCCCATGTTGCTTGTGGAAGTAGGGGACGCCGGCCGCGACCGCAGCGTCTCGGACACCCTCGAACCACTCGATCTGGGCCGGCCTCGCAGACCAGCCGGACTCTCCGCCAGTGATCGCCCAGCCGATACGGTTGCGGCGCAGCGAGGCTTCGATCGCAGCCGACCCGCCCAGGTTGTCCAGCGCCGGCTCGAAGCTGATCATCCGGGTCGTGTACTCGTCTCCGACCTGGCCGAGAAGGTCGGCCCGGTCCAGGTGGCGAGCCGACTCGACCGTGACGCCGGGGAAGACGTTGGACGGCCAGCGGCCGAAGCGCTCTACGACCAGGCGCCCGATCTCGGGCCAGCGCTCGGCACGCTTGGTCAGGACGTGGTACTCGTGCTGAGGAGCTCGCACCGCCATCGTGCGGAAGACGTCCAGCACGAACTCGTCGGGGAAGGCCGAGTGGAGAAGGTCCGACATCGAGTTCACGAAGACCCGCTGCGGGGTGCCCCAGCGGCACGGCTCGCCGATCTTGTCGCGGTGCATGGTCGGCTCGAAGCCGTTGATGTACCTCGGGTTGCTCATGCGCTTCAGCCGCTCGGCCAGCGGCCGGGCGTAGCAGTTGCGGCACCCCTCGCTGATCGGGGTGCATCCGGTCGCCGGGTTCCAGGTCGTTCCAGTCCATTCGATTGCGGTCTTACTGGGCATCGTTGCCTCCTTTGAGGCTTGTATTGTACGCGGTGAGCCGGCCGGTCGCAACTCAATTCGTCGTACACCTTCGCTTTGTTTCGTTCCGCATGGTGGCGCTTTGGACTTGACGGACTGTCCGCGAGGTGCTACGAATCGGGAAGACTCAGAGTACCGCGAGAGCGCTACGACTGCCCACGCCAAGGGGCCGACCAATGCCAAGACCAAGCCTCGACGAAGAGGCCGACGGCATGAGGTGGTTCCAGGATCAAGCCCGACCTCCGAAGCCAACCTGGAGCGGCAAGTCGCCGATGTCCAGGTACATCCGCACCGTCCGCCGCATCCGAAAGGAGCGGGGGGAGTTCTGCGAGATCTGCGGGGCCCCGGCGACTCACGGTCACCACGTCATCCCGGTCGGAGAGACCGGCATCGACGCCGAACTGGTGTTCCTTGAGGCGAACATCATGATCCTGTGCGACTGGTGCCACAAGATGCAGCATCCTGGGATGAGGGAGTGGTCATGGGACACGGCGAGAATCCTGAGAGGCCAGGCCCTCCACCGGACCTGAGCGAGCCCGTCAAGGTCCTTCGGATCCTGCTGAACCAGAACCTCGCACGGCTGAAGGCCGCTCGCCTCATCGAGGAGGAGCGGTCGTTCGTCTTCCCAGAGACCACCGTGATCATGCGGGACATCTGGAAGTATGCGCAGGAGCTCGAGCGCAGATCGGCGGGCGGGTCCTACCAGGAGATCCCAGAAGATCCCGGGGCGCAAGAGAAGAAGCCAAAGCGCAGGAGTCGGCTTGACATGGCCGCAGGTCGCTGAACGTCATTGGGAGATTGACATGGGCAGTACGCGGAAGACAAACGCCCAGAAGGCCATGCTGCAGAAGTCCGAGCGAGACGACCTGGTCCTCAAGCTCCGAATGCGCGGCATGGACTACAGGTCAATCTCCAAGACCATGAGGGAGGCGGGCTACAGCATCAGCCACACCGCGGTCGGCAACATCATCAACGCAAGGCTGGCCGAGCTGGCCAAGAGCAGCAGCGAGACCGCCGAGGGCATCCGAGAGCTGGAGATCCGGCGCCTCGATGCGCTGCTTGACGCTATCTGGCCCAGGGCGCTCGGGGATGAGGTGGCCGGCATCGACCCAGACCTCGGAGCGGTGGCGACTGCGCTGAAGGTGGCCGACCGCAGAGCGAAGCTGCTCGGGCTCGACGCACCGATCCGCAACGAACACTCTGGACCGGCTGGCGGTCCCATCGAGACGAAGGCAGTCGATGGCCTCTCCGACGAGCAAATCGCTGCAGAGCTTGACCGCCTCCGAGAAGTCACGGCTACTTGAGCTCGAACGAGAGCGGGCCCGAAGGGCTGCCCAGCGGTCGCTGGCGGCCTTCACTCGGCTCTGCTGGAACATCATCGAGCCGACCGTTCACCTGCGCTGGACCTGGCACATCGACGCCATCTGCGACCACCTCCAGGCGGTCACCGAAGGGCGGATCCAGCGGCTGCTGATCAACATCCCCCCTGGGCACATCAAGAGCATCCTGGTCTGCGTGATGTGGCCCGCTTGGGAGTGGCTCGAGCGGCCCTACCTGCGCAGCATCTTCGGGTCCTACGACCTGCCGCTGGCCCGGCGAGACTCGATTCGATGCCGGGACCTGATCCTGTCCCCGCTCTACCAGTGGCTCATCCCCAGGGACGAAGATGGGAAGCCACGCTGGGCACTCGCCCAGCCGACTCTGCAAGAGACCTTCACGACCACCGCCAAGGGCTTCCGGGGCTGCACGAGCCCGGCGGGCGGCGGGGGCACCGGGCACCGCGGCCACAAGGTCGGGGTGGACGATCCGCTCAAAGCCATCGACGCCACGAGCGAGGCCGCCAAGCGCACCGCCAACGACTGGCACGAGAAGACGCTCAGCAGCCGCCTCGTTGACCCGGCCACTGGTAGCCGCGTCCTAGTCATGCAGCGCTTGGCCCAAGACGACCCAAGCGGCCGGGCCCTCGAGCAAGGCGGCTGGGATCACCTCTGCCTGCCCAGCGAGTACGAGGGCCCCAACGTCTGCGCCTGCCCAGAAGGGACCAGGTGCAGCCAGAGGGGAGGGACCTCGATCGGCTTCGTTGATCCTCGGACCGAGAAGGGCGAGTTGCTGAACCCGCTCTTCTTCACCCGAGAGGTCATCGAACTGGCCAAGCTGGACCTTGGGCCGGACTTCTACGGGCAGCATCAACAGCGCCCAGCCCCCCCGGGCGGAAACATCGTCAAGGCCGACTGGCTCACCCAGAGCACCTACAAGTACCTCCCCGAGACCCCGGGCGAGTGGCGGATCTACGGCGACTTGAAGAACGGGAGCAAGCAGCCCCGCAGCTCCATGGCCTGCTACGGCGTCTGGTTCATGCCCCGGGGCACCCAGCGCTTCTACCTCGTGGACGTCGTCACCGGCCGCTGGGACCAGGTCGAGGAAGAGCGGGAACTCGAGGCCCTGGCCAAGCGCTACCCCGCCGCCGGCAAGATCGGCCTCGAGGACAAGGCAGACGCCAAGGGCGTCATCGCCCACCTGCGGGACGTGATCACCGGCCTCGTGGCGGTCAAGGGCGCCCCCGGCGACAAGGCCGACCGGCTCCGGGCCTGCCTCCACCTGTTCCAGGCCGGCAACGTCTACTTGCCCGAGTCGGCCCCCTGGCTCGCCTCCTACGTTGGCGAGCTGACCATGTTCCCCGGGGCCTCCAACGACGATCAGGTGGACATGACCACCCTGGCCCTCAACGACATCGAGAGCGAGCGCCAGGGCACGCAAGAGTTGCCATGGTGGGCCAAGCAGTGAGGGGCGGATGAGCACCGACGAACAGACCGCCATCCTGCAGGGCATCGCCAACCGCGTGGACTCGATCAGTTCGACCATGGCCGCCATCAAGATGCACTCTGGGCGCATGAGCCCTGGGGCCATCCAGAGCATCGAGGCGCTCTCCCGAGAGGACACCGACCGCCTCTACCGCGGCAACATCTACGCCGGCCGCATCATCGACATGCTCCCCGAGGAGTGCACCCGCCGCGGTTGGGAAGTGGCCTACGGCGGCGAGGACGAAGACGACGACATCGGGGACCCGATCGGTGACGAGTTTGACCGCCTCGACGTTCGCAGCCTATTCGCCCAGGCCGACAAGCTCGCCCGAAAGGACGGCGAGAGCGCCATCTTCATGGGCCTCGACGACGGGCAGCCGGTGGACCAGCCGGTGGACGTCCAGCGCCTTCGGGCAGTGACCCACCTCCTGCTGCTTGAGCGCTGGACCTTCGAGCCGCTCGCCTGGCAAGAGGACTTCACCCGGCCCGGCTACGGCAAGCCCACGATCTACCAGATCACCCCGTACTCTCCGGGGAGCGGCAGCACGCTGGTCAACGTCCACGCGTCCCGCTTGATCACCTTCCCCGGCCGTTGGTTGCCGGACCGGCTCCGGTCTGCCAACGGCAATCACGACGACAGCATCTTGCAGCGCTGTTGGGCCGAGATCCTCGACTTCACCCGGACCAACCGGGACATCGCCGCCATCTTGCGCAGCTACTCGCATGCCACCGTCAAGCTCAAGGGCCTGGCGCAGGTGGTCAGTAGCGGCAACTCGGAAGCCGTGCTGAGCCGCCTGGAGCTGCTCAACCTGTCCCTGGACGTGGCGGGCATGCACGTTCTGGACGCCGATGGTGAGGAACTCAGCTTCGTGTCCCGCTCCACCGGGGGGCTGGAGTCGCTCTACGACCGCTTGGCGCAGACCGTGGCCACGGCGGCCGAGATGCCCGTCACGCTGCTCTTCGGGCAGTCGCCGGGGGGGCTGAGCACCGACGACGCCGGCGGGGCGCGGTACTGGTATGACCGGGTAGCCGACCGGCAGGCCAACGTCTACCGGCCCCGTCTGGATCTCCTGGCCGACCTTCTGGCGAGCGCCAAGGCGGGCCCGTGCAAGGGCGTGGTGCCCGACTACACGATCCGCTTCCGTGCCCTGCAGGCCCCCACCGAGGCCGAAGAGGCGCAGACGAGGGGGACGCAGGCCTCCACCGACAAGACCTACTGGGAGATGGGCGTCGTTGACGCGTCGGAGATCCGGCGCTCTCGCTTCGGCGGCAGCGAGTGGACGGCTGAGACGACCTTGCTAGAGGACGTCTCGGAGCGCATGGAGGCCGAGTCCGAGGCAGCGCAGGCCGATCAACAGGTGGAGGATGAGGCCCGGGTTGACGCCGCGGAGAAGTACAGCGGCATCGACTTCACGCCCCCCGCTGGCGTCCGCGAGGGCTTCCGCCGCGGGCTGCAGCTCCATGCGGAGGGCAAGTCCGGGGAAGGCCTGGAGGCCGTCACGGTCGCCTGGGCTCGCAAGCTGGCTCGTGGTCAGTCGGTGAGCCCCGAGAAGGCGCTCCAGGGCGCCCGCTTCTGGTCTCGCAGCGAGCGCTTCCTCGACGAGCCCAAGGACTCGCCGGCCTACACGAGCGCCATGCTCTGGGGCGGGGCCCCGGGCAAGGCGTGGTTCGGCAAGCTGGCCGAGCAGATCCGGGCCCGGGATGAAGAGGCCGACAAGGGGGCGTGATGCCTGCGCTGCGCCTCCCCCGCAAGAGCACCCGCAGCGTCAAGCTGCCCCGGGCCACCCTGCCGACGAAGCAGGAGAAGGCGTACCAGGCCCGACTGGTCAAGCTCGTCGACTGGCTCGAGGGCCTCATCGTCGAGAGCGTCGGCCCCTCGCTGGAGACCGCCGCCGCCGAGCTCGCTGCGGAGACCCCGCAGCCCGCACGCCAGGACAGCGCAGCCGAGGCAGTCACCCGGGCCTTCAAGGTCCTTGGAGACCTCCGGCTCGTGACCGCCGAGCTGCTCCCGGCTCAGATCGCTCAGCTAGGGCTGGACGAGACCGCCTTGGACGTGGACGCCATGGGCCGGGCCAACCTCGGCAAGATGATCGCCCGGCTGGCCAGGGTGAAGCCGCTGATCTCGGAGCCCTGGCTCAGCACGCAGATTGACCTGTTCCGCCAGACCAACGTGGGGCTGATCCAGGGCCTCGTCGACGACACCTTCAAGCGCGTCGAGACCCGGGTCGCCAACGGCTTCCGAGCGGGCACCCGCCCCGAGGACATGATCCAGGGGATCAAGGACGATCTCGGGGTCAGCACCTCGCGGGCCCGGCTCATCGCCCGGGACCAGGTCTCCAAGCTCTACGGCCAGCTTGACAAGCTGCGGCAGAGCGGCCTGGGGATCACCAAGTACACATGGCGCACGGCCAAGGACGAGCGGGTGCGCAGCAGCCACGAGGATCTCGAGGGGCAGGTGTTCGCCTGGGACGATCCGCCCGTGACCAACAGCAAGGGCGACCGCAACCACCCCGGCGAGGACTACCAGTGCCGGTGCTACGCCGAGCCCTACCTTCAAGACCTGCTAGAGGACTGACCATGCACAAGATCACCATCAAGCGCGAGGACCTCCGCCTGGCCGGTCTGGACGCAATCGAGTCGCACCACGAGCGGGCCCGTTGGGACGCCACCATTCGCGCCTCGGGCTTCCCGGAGATCATCGAGGTGGCCTGTCAGATCGAGAGCTACGAGGACGCGGAGCCAGAGCCAGAGAAGAAGACCAAGCGTCCCCGCAAGGCCAAGGAGTAGCCGATGCCTGAGCGAGTACACCGCTACGACGCCGGGGACCTTCTATCGGCCCAACGCACGCCGGAGGGCTACATCCTCGCAGAGGGCAGGATGGCCAAGCCGGGGATCCTGGTCTATCGCACCGCAGACGGGCGCACCCGCAGGGAGCTCCTGCCGCGCGAGGAACTGTTTCGATCCGACTCGCTGGCCACCCTGGGGCGCAAGCCGGTCACGCTGGAGCACCCGCCGCTGGACGATTCCGGCAACGCTATCTGGGTGGGGCCGGACAACGTCGCTGTCCTGGGCGTGGGCGACGTGGACGGCGAGATCGTCGAAGAGGAGGGCGGCTTCGTCCGGGTCAAGATGGCCGTCCGCCGGGCGGACGCCATCGACGCCGTGGAGAAGGGCAAGCGGGGGCTGAGCCCCGGCTACACCTGCCGCATCGACGAGACCCCCGGGACCTGGCAGGGGCAGCCCTACGACGCCGTCCAGCGTGACCGCCGCTACAACCACCTTGCGATCTGCGACCTTGGGAGGGGAGGGCCGGAAGTACGGCTCCGCCTCGACAGCGCAGACGCAGTGCAAGTTCATGACGGGCCGACCGCCGGCTCGAAGGAGAAGCCAACGATGAGTACCGCGAGCATCGAGATCGGCGGCGTCCGCTTCGACGTGGACGCCGGCCTCGCCCAGGCATTCAGCACCGCCATCGAGGCGGCCCGCAACGATGCCGCCACCCTCAAGGCGCAACTGGACGCGCTCAAGAAGTCCTACGATGCCAAGTGCGGCGAGAAGGACGCCATGGACGCCGAGATGAAGACCATCAAGGACCAGATGGCCGAGATCGAGGCGCGCATGAAGGAGAAGGAGGCCAAGAACGGCTCCGGGGGTGCCGGCGAGTCCGAGCCCGAGAAGAAGGGCGACGCTGACGACTTCCTGGCCCGCTTCGCCGTCCGCCGCGACCTGCTCGCCACCGCCGAGCGCGTGGGCGTCGAACGCTGCGACAGCATGCCAGACGCCGAGCTCCGCCGTGCCATCGTGGCGGCCGACAACCCCGAGATCAAGACTGACAGCCTGAGCGAGGACTACCTCGCCGGCTACATCGCCCGCCTCGCAGGGCAGCACACCCGGGCGGACAGCTCGACCGCAGCCGTGGGCGCCGCCACCAAGCCCCCGCAGGGCGCCGAGGCCCCCAAGGACTTCGAGGCCCGCCGGGCGGACGCTCAGCGCGCCGCCATCGAGGATCTCGACAAGCTGGGGCGTGGCGCCCTGGCCTAGTGACTCCCGCCGCAGAGCGGACAGACGCCGGCCCAGTGGGCCCGGCAGGAGGGCTACATGCCTCAGCGCACCTATGAGTACATGGAGGACCGACCGCGGCTGCTCGGTTCCCCCGGGGACAGCTCCGCGATGGACGTCGTGAGCGCCATCAACAGCGACCCCGGAGCCGCCCAGGTCGACACCGTCACCATCACCAACTACGTCGCCGGCAAGGTCCTCACTTGGACCATCGACGACGTGCCCTTCAGCTACACCATGACGGCGGCCGACGCCTCCGTCACCGGCGTGGCGGCGAGCATCGTCTCGCAGATGCAGTCCGATCCCCTTTTCGGCGGGCTGTTCTACGCGACCTCGTCCCTCGGCGTCATCACCCTGACCGCCCGGGTGCCCGGCTACGGCTGGACCCTCGTGAGCACCGGGACCTGGGCCGCCGACTTCACCGTGGCCAACGTCACGGCGAACGCCACGGCCGCGGCGATCTCCTTCGGCGACGCGGTCGTGTCCGACGGCCAGAGCACCGGGCGCCCCGAGATGCTGGCCAAGCTCGCCAGCGCCGCCAACCTCACCGCTCGCGCCGTGACCCTCACCCCCGTGGGCGTGGCCGGCGCCAGCTACTCGGCCTCCGTCACGGTGCAGGGTGCCGACGGCATCGACCGCACCTTCTCGGCCGAGTTCACCGACGAGGACCCCGCCTCCCTGCTCGTCGGGGCCGGCGACGCTCAGATCAACTTCGAGAGCCGCCTGGCCGGGGCCGCCGGTGAGGACATCTCGGCGGAGATCCTGGCCGCCGTCGGCAACAACGACCCCCTGACCGCCACCGTCGTGGACGGGGCGATCGTGGTCACCCCGAGCACCGACGACGCCGGTGCCATCGCCTGCACCGCGCTCGAGGTCATCGAGGCCATCCAGGCCGGCACGCCCCGCATCGTGACCGGGACCATCGCGGCCAACAACGCCGTTCAGTGGGAGAGCCTGACCGGCGTCCCGCTGAACATCCAGATCACGGCGGCAGCGGGCGCCGGCGTGAGCGTCGACAGCACCAACGGCGGCGCCGCCGACGGCCAGATCCTGATCGTCTTCGACGCAGCGGTCGGCCCCGCCACCACGGCGGC